AAGAGATCTGCCTAAATAATCAGCGATCTTTAAAATATTTACTAGTTTTTTGTTGCGATTCTCAAAAATATGATCAAACATGGTTAATTTCCTTAATATAAAGTACTATGGTATATATGGTTATCTAAACTATAAAAAATCACTAATTTTTCTTTAATCTTTTAATAATTCTATTTACAGCTTTAACTTCTGGGCTATCAAACCCTTTTTCTAAAATTATGCGTCTTTTAATAGAAGAAAAATCAATATCTTCTACTGCGGGTCCAGCCTGTGGCTGCGTATTTTGTACTGCTGCTGACTGATTCCCCTGGCTAGGATCCCCAGCCCCAGGTGAGATATCATTTAACTCACTTTGTTGGGTAGCCATATCTTTTGCTTCTTTTTCCAGTTGGTTTTTCATAAGCTTTATCTCCCCTTCACTCATATCATAGTATTCTTTGTATATATGATCTTTAGGAAATAACCCAGTAGACGTAACTGCTTGAATGATTCTAACCTTAGCCTCATCAATTTCGAGTTTTCTCTTGGTGAACATATCTGAGGGATCGGGAAGCTCAACTCTAAGATCTTTAACTAATGATTCTGGGAACTCTTTAAAACGCAAATGTGTTCTAGCAATGTCTTCTAGTCCCAACTCCATGGCATGCTGAACCCTAGTGATAGTTCTAGCAAATTTTACATCAAGTTGCGATAGATTGGCCTTTCTTTCAGGTGACTTGTCTTTTTCTACGATGAAATCCTTAGGTATTTTTAACGCTGCTAATAATTTATCCCTAAAATACTGCACATCAGCGGTTTCCCCTAAATTTTGAGCCCCAGGAAGAGTTTCAATTTTAGTGCCCTGGTTATTTCCTTTAACGGGAACAAAGAAGTCTTCATCTGCGCTCAGTGGATTATATCTTTCGTCAACACCCCCTCTATTAAAGTACTTTTCCTTCTTAAACTTCTCCTTTACTCGCTCAATAAACATCTCAGCTTTACCAGAAGGCAAGTTTCCAACATCTATATAGAAAATTCTTCTTTCAGGGGCTCTAGCTAAACGATAGATCAACATAGCATCTTCCATTAATCGTAATGATTTAAATACTTGGACAGCGTTCGACCCAACGGACTTACCGTATGGGTAGAACTTAGGGTCAGAAGTGAATAATTTAAAATGGACTATTTGATTCTTATCTAATTCAATATACTTTGTAGATTTTTGGGATTCGTAGGAGTTATTCACCATATTTTCCCAACTAGACTTTTGAGGTATTTCCTGAAGGAAATTATTTAAGTAACCATACTTATCTTCGACACGTAGTATAAAGTTGGGATTTAGTATTTTTAGTCTCTGGACACCTGCTGAATAGTTGTTTTCATCAACAATCATTTCTAAAAAACAATCACCAAATTTTACAGCATTTCGAGTAATATCCCAATAAAGCCGATCAAGCCTTATTTTTTCAAAAAGATCCGCAACCTCTTTTACGACTTCATTGCTTTCTGATTTTATTGACCACCGCTCATTTCTCGTATTTCTTTGAGTGCAATCATCTGCATAAATATCGAAGGCAGAACCCACTTCGGGGTGCTCATCCATGTTTTCGTAAGACTTATATCTTTTTTTACGATTAATCTCCGCTTCTTCGGAAACAGGAGTGGACCTATTAACCGCAAGAGGAACCCCTGGAATTGGTTTCGGACTAGGAGCGTCATGAACAATGGTATCCCCTTTAGTCGAAGAGGGTTCACCATACTTTGCATCTTCAAACTCTTTTGCAACTGCGGGTTGGGCTTTGGTGGCAAAAAATCTAGCAAAGAATTTACCTAAAAACCCTCTTGGGTAGAAATAAGGCCCTACTCTACCTGACCCTACATCAAATGTAGTTTCTCCTACGCTTTCGTCTAGCTGTTCTTGTTCTAGCTGATCAGCCATTTTATATCTTCCTCTGTCATACCGTTCATTGTTCTAAATTTTCCTTTTCCGCTGGAGGGGAATAAAGGTTCTTGTTTGTAAGGTTTCTCTCTTTGGAATCCAACATGCGCTCTCTCTATATAGATATTTAGTCCATGAATAGCTAAAGCCAAACTCATAATTAAATCATCGTTGCTATTTTTTTCAGCAGCGACCTTCCCAGTCTCCGTCATAACAAAAGCATTAAGCTCTTTCAGCGTCCTAGCGGAGTTTATTTTAATAACATTTGTTCTAATAGCTTCCTCCAACTCTGCTAATAATTGATCTCTATTTCTAAGTGTAACTTGAAATCCAGGATTACCCTTCTCATCATGCCATACATTTTCGTATTCATATTGGTTGTATAACCAATCAATCACGTTATTACCGATAGTGTTCCTTTCTACTAATATTAATGCTGTATTATAATTAGTACCCTCAGAGGCTATCATTTTAGAAAAATCATTAATAGGTGTTTTGTTGCTATAAAATTCTGCTACAACCTCACCGTTATAAACATTAATTATTTGAAAGGCTGAATAATCTAGCTCTCTGCCTAAAGCGGTATCAACCCCAATAATGTATTCATAAGAAGGGTCTGGATCCTTCCAAATTCTCATTCGATTATTATACTTTGTGAAGTACTCATCGCTAATATTATCCCTAAGATGTGTTAGAATACTTCCCTCAATAAAGGTATCCCCAGTGCCTAAGAACTCACATTCATACTCCTGTAGCCATTTTTTCAATGGCATGTTTGATCTAGTTACTTTTTCCCAATCATCAATATTTAATGGAGGCTCTCGCTCCTCCATCTCTTTATACATGTGATCATAATTAGGCACCCTATTATATTCAGGATGCTCTTTCCAAGAAATATCAATAGCAGTAAAAGAGTTTCTTTTTTGTAGAGCATCATTGTAAGTTTCGTAGTACCAATTGCCTACACCATTCACCGTAGAAAGTACAAAAGCCCTTCCTCCTGTAGATATAATTGGGTATACTGCTGCCCAAATAGTATCAATATTTTCAATGAAAGCTGCCTCATCAATAACCAGGAAAGAACCAGCTAGAGATCGTCCTGACTGTTTTCCAGATGGCCTAGATTTGATTATGGAATGAGTTGATAGTTTTAAGGTGTGTTTATTGCTCTCCACAATAGTAGGCTTGAGAAAGGAGGGTAGCTCATCATACATGATCTTGATTCTATCCAATACCTCCGTAGATTCAGTGTCCCCTACTGATAGAATAACTACTGACTTATGCTGCTGAAAAGTTACCAGCCAGAGGGAGTATGCAGCAGAAATTGTGGTACACCCCGCCTGTCTGAACTTTCTTAAAATATTGAAGCGATTAGCCTCTAAATTCTCTAAAATTCTTTTCTGGAAGGGATAGAGATTGAACGGCACTAGCCCTCTTACGGGGTGCGTAACCTTGATATAATTACAAATAAAGTGGATAGGATCATCCTTACATTTATTGAATTCTTCCAGTAAAAGTTCTTCTTCGCTTCTATTATATGACATGAAGTATTATGCTTTTATTTGCACAAGATCTGAGGCTCTTAGCGACACCACAAAAGAGTTAGTGTCCTATTTATCTAGTATTGATGCACAGGTAAATGTTCTAGTAGGTGAGAAGTCTATCTTTTCTGCATATGATAAAGCAGTCCAAAAGATAGCCGCTGACCCTTCTGATATTATTATACTCTGTCACGACGATATAAAAATCACAACTCACCCAACATTATTCAAGTATATATTGGAAAACAAGCTGAAACAAAACGATACTGGGTTTGTAGGGGTAGCGGGGACTACATTTTTGGGTACAACTGGTGTTTGGTGGGATAAAGACCTGTGGCAGCAACAAAAGCATACAGGCTTTGTTTTACATGGAAATGATCTCAAATCTGCTGATGGGACGTTTTTTGGCAACTATGGTAGGGCAGTAGTGCTAGACGGTCTATTTTTAGCGGCAACATCGAAAACACTAAAAACCATAGGATTAACAAAACCAAAACGCTTTATAGGAGATTGGGACTTTTACGATATTCTTTATACCTTTAAAGCCCACAACAAAGGATTAAAAAACTACACTGTTCCTATCGTGCTATTACATGAATCAAGAGGGGAACTTGCGGGAAGAGACTCTTGGCATCAAAATAGAACAGCCTTTTTGGCGATGGCGGGGGGAAAACTTCCTGCTACTATTTAACTTTTTGCCGAGTTTTCGTTTAGACTCTGAGATATAGAGTCTTTTTAATTTTTTTGTAAAAGCATTTCGCTTTTCCCAATATCTAGGATCTTTATTTCTAAAAATCCGTCTCCGCAGTTTAAGCTCCCCAGTAGTGTCTGGTAATTTGATACCATTTATTTCTTACTTGATGAGCATTAGGCGATGAAATAATCCCCTTACAGCAAGTAGGATTACCAGTGCCATCGAATCCAGCGGAAATTACAGTGCCAATCTCATCCACAAATTGTGATACGTGTGATACGGTATCTTGGCTAGTGCTATACCCCCCAAGGAAAGTTACTGTTATGGGAGTATAGGTCATATTTACCTGAGATTCATCAACGTCCCCAAGTCCATTTACATTCCCTCCGCACTCTAAGGAATCAGAGAATGCCGTGTGAGGACCGTTCAGAATTCTAAAGGAGTTATCCCATTGTGTATGGTCTGCCACCGAATCCCAGAAAAGGGGAGTCGTAAGTAATTGAGTATCGAAAGATTTTTGTGGTGGTCCTACAGAACAGTCATAGCTGTTAGCTGCATGATAATTATATCCGTTGCCCATGAAAGGGGTGCCGTTTGAGTCTGTCCAGGCAACAGCCACCTCTTCATCAACCCCTTCAACCCAAAGTCTTCTAAAATACCAATCTTGAGTAGTTACAATGTTTCCCTCTACATTGAGTGTCCCAGCAACATGAGTTCCATACGACATTCCAGTTTCATCAGCACTTGAAGAATATACAGTAAATCGTTGCGGCTGCGTATACGTAGATGTTGAATAATCGTCATATATTTTAACAACCTTATAATTAACATCATATATTTCTACAAGCATTGTTGTTCCCCATGCAATAAATTCTGTACTTAACGAACTTAAATTAATATGTCCTCGTATGAAGGAGTGTCTGGGAACTCTTTTATATCTAAAGTTTAGTTGTTGCTTTTCAACATACCAAGGACCAGAAAGAGACCCTATTCCAGATAAACCTGAAGCAGGTCCCCACCCTGAAACAGTGGTATACCCATGGGCTGTGCTGCCTAAGCCTTTTAGTACTGCTTGTGTTGGTCCTGTTGCCATATCTTAATCACCCGAAGTAGTGCCTCGTTTTATCATAATCTGGATTATTTAATGCGTGTTGCCCTTGACAACGAATTGCATCTGCTGGGGGAACAGGGGTCATGCTGAAGAAATTTAAGAAATAATCCAACGGTGTTCCTGCAAAAGATTCGAAAGGTTTAGCTATTATATCTGCTATTGCATCTATAAAGTCGCTAACATCTGCTGTAGTATCGTCCGTACTACTATAGCCAGCCCGTTTTGTTAATAAACGATGGTTATCTATAGCCCCGTTTACTGGTATAGGAGTTAGTGTGGGATAACAAAGCTGCCCCTCAGTAGTGCCCCTACCCCAAAATGCTTGCACTCTATTATCTCTGGAGGTTGATCCTGCAAGCTTTAACCAATAATCTACATTATCCATAGACACAGGCATCAAGTTAACATGTGCCTCAGTTTGTGCAGCAGCAGAAACTGTAGACTCAACATAGCAATCTTGGTTATTAATTACTCTATAACTAACTCCCCAAGCCTGATTTGGGTAATCACAAGAGTCTTGGTGGTGTGAGTGCCACCTAGAAATATTTTGAACACCAGGGCTAGTCCAACCTAAAGAATCTGAACCATCTTGATCGGTCCAAAGCCTTCTATGGTAGAAATTTTGAGTCGTTACTATTGAACCTTCTACTGATAGCGTACCAGCCACAGGGGTTCCATACGACATTCCTGTATAATCTTCACTTGTTGAATATACAGTAAATCGCTGCGGTTGTGTATACGTAGATGTTGCATAATCGTCATATACCTTCCTCTTAATAACAAGCGGAGAAACCCGCTCAATCATGTGCGTTTGTGCCGTAGTCCCTACCAAGTTACCAGCACTCAAATTCAAGCTTCCATGCTGTAGAAATTGAACAGGAACTCTTTTATAAACAATATGCAGCGATTGCTCTTCAACATACCAAGGACCAGAAAGAGACCCTATTCCGGATAAACCGGAAGCAGGTCCCCACCCCGAAACAGCGGCATACCCACCAGGGCTAGTAAAGCCTTTTAATGTTGCTCCTGTTACCATATTTTAATTACCTTAGTTTAACTCCAATCGTGTCTGTTCCAATCGTACTGGAATAAAGTTGCTGTTTCACCAAATTGTGCATGCATTCCTCCTACGGCCCACTCACTTCCTATAAGATCAGTGCCAGTCTTAACGTCTATGGCAAGATCTTGTTGGTAAGAGTATGTCCCAGGTTTTGGAGCTACAGGGAATGACGGTAAAACTGTTAATCCATTAGTTCCATCAATTACATCCGTAGCAAATGTTGAATGGAAATCAGACCAAGCTTTTTCAGCGTCTGCTGCTCCTTCACCCGTCTGCCAATTAGGGGGAGGACCATTATCATCATAAGCGATATAGTTATACCCTACTTGTGTGTTCGTAACTTCTTCATCTCTTCCCTCTACCCAAGGTCTGCGCTTATACCAAGGTTGGTGCGTAAAAACCTGCCCAGCAACAAGATACAATCCAGAGAGGGAACTTGCAACGCAACCGCTTGGAACTATACCGCAGTAAGTATTTCCAAGATAATCTGCGCTAACCGAATCTATAGTAAATCTTTGTGGTTGAGTAAATGCTGATGTATGGAACCATTCGTCACTTTTTCTTACACTATAAGTTGCTTTTGAGCGAACAATTATATAAGATCCTGTATGAACTCCTGTCCAAGTAGAACCACTTAAGCTAATAACAACACTACTGAGAGATCCTTGGGGGACTCTAACATAATCATATTGTAGAGTTTGTTCTTGTACAAAGAATGGTCCTGACAATGCACCAGTACCGGAAACACCCGATGCTGGTCCGACCGCTGAGGCATTGTGTACAGTTCCAGCAGCGGTCACTACGGCTGTGTTTAATAATGGTGGCATATATGTCTCCTAAATTCTGTTCCTATTATATTTAGTAGGTGGTATCTATCTTTATGTTAAAATTATGTCCAGTTATGCTGAGTTACATCGTACTCAGAAACTGAGACATTATGCATTCCAGTACCATGGGATATGGTTCCAACTGGCCTACCTGCTCCGTCTGTTAAATAACCCTGCTTAAAGAGAGTTCCGATTTGATCAGTAGTTATTTGAACATCTTCTACTTTGTCCTGCTCTATTCTATAGCTACCGAATTTTATACCTAATTGTGGTTGAGATTCAATACCAAGAACCGTTCCTTGTGTTCCCATCATGGTGTTCCAAGAATGTATATGTTCGGGGGTCATTAAATCTTCAAGTGTTTGGTACTCATTTAATATTACTGGAATAGATACTCCATTATTAGAAGAAAGAGACA